CCATAATTTTATTCTTAGTTATATTTACAGAAGTTTTTTCTATTTGTGAAATATTTTTATTAAAAAGTAACGATGTAGAAGTTTCGACTTCAATACACTCGGCTTCATCTACCTCCTGCTCTTCCTCGCGCTCAAATTTGTCTGTGCCATCATCAACAATAACACCTTTAACATCAGCTGCTGGATTCGACGTAAAACCAATTCCCAACGGGTATATTCTACCAGTAACCAATCTATAAACTGGAGTTCCATCATTCATTCTACCGTGTCCATCAAATCCCTTTAAATATTTTTTAAACTCTTCAATCTGTTTTTTGTCTGTAATAATTTCTGCTTCATTAAGATTTTGGCTTCCAACAGCAACGAAATATTCATTAAAACCTATTTCCCAACTTGCACTAATTTTTTCGTATAAATTTGATTCGACATCATTAGATTCAATAAGAGCATCGGCAAAATCTCTATCAACAGTTTTATAAACCACAGCCGCCAAAGCAATATTGAATGGCAATAAAGAATTTTTAACATCTTCATCGCTTAATATTTTATTTTCTCCATAAGAAGAAAAAGCGGAATTAACAATATGACCAACAATTTTTTGCTTCTTGTGCTCAATATTGGTTGGTTTATGTATGAAATACTTCTTGAACGCAATTGCGGTATTCGTGTCTATTCCATCTCCATTTTTATTAAAACGATTTACAAGGGCCGCGTTAAAAGCCGTGCCAATTAAATCAATATTTTTTTCTAAATTAACGGATTTTGGAATAAGCGTCTTTAAAGGATCCAAAGACGCCTGAGACAAAAGAATATTATTATCAAAATTTAATGACGCAGTAACGATGCTGTCAAATCTTGTTTTATACTGATACATATATAAATTTTTACACTGAATGCTTTGTGCTGTGATACAATAATGCGGCAGAATATGTATCTAATTCATGTTCTGTCGCAATATCTTGAACCGAATCCATAATTCCAATTTTATCTAAAACGCCATGATCTTTAATAACTGTTTCTGCAAAACTGTTCCATGTAGAACATTCTGAACCGACAATAATTGCTTCACTTATGCCATCTGCGAGTTTTTTCTGTTCGGAGTTCAAACTCTTCTTTTTATATTTTTCTTTCAATAACGATTCAACTTTTGAATATAAATTTTTCGTTAAATCAAGGACTTTGGCAATTGCATCTTTTGAATATATGGAAGCTTTTGCTCCAGTTGGTCTTCCTTTTTCATTTGGAGTTTTATTTCTAATTGGAGCCGAACCAAAATCGGGGGCTGGAGGAGCAACCGAAGGCACTCCACCAACAATCGGGTTATAGAATCCTTTCTTTCTGTCTTGAACAAATTTTTCTTGAGCAGAAACAAGCTCTTCGCTGGTTGGATAAATACCAGTTTCAATAACCTTCAATCCTTCTTCTGGAGGTAGAATTCCTAATTCCATCATTCTAGTAACTACTCGATTAAATTGGGTTTCATCTTTTATAGAAACCTCTTCGAATTTAGCTACTGGACATTTACCCTTAAAACCTAAATTTTTGAATATCAACTCTATTTCAGGTTGTAGAAAATCACACAAAAATGCATTTCTAGCTTCTTTTAATCTTTCGAAGAAAACTTGAGCTTTTACAGTTGTATTTGCGAACTTTTCAGATCCAATGAGTATGTTTTGAAGTCCCTCTTTTATATCTTCATTTACAATCTTATATTTTTCATAACCCAAAACTTTATTCATATCAGGAATAATGAATTCAGCTTTTGTCGTATAATCCGCAACCAAAACGCGACCAACAGATTGATTATTTAACAAAGACTGCATGGCCTTTATATTTTTATGATTAATGCCGCCCTTTGAAGGTTCTGCTCCCAAAGTTATTAACAAAATAACATTTTCTACCGTCCGGCAAATAGCTTGATCAATTTTTTTCATTTCAAGTTTAAAATTAATATCATCAAGAACAGCAAATCCAAATGGAATTGCAAATGGCTCGTAATCTTGTTTCTTGTAAAATGAATATATTACATTCGTCGGATCTAATTGTATTTTTAATCCATTTTGCGCCCATTGGCCGTTTTTAATTTTATCTTGAGTTTCTTTATCTAAGCTTTTAAAAATGATTTCATCATGTTCGTTTTTAGGATTCTGAAGTCTTTCTAATTCATATTCTGAAAGAATTTTTTCATAAATAACGCTTTTCCAAGAGCTTGTTCTATTCACGGTCACATAAAAAGGATTCAAAAGAGTATATTGAACTGGAATAGAGTTTTTGGCATTATATGAACTTGGATAATTATAAGTTTTATCAAAATCACTATAAGAATCGCCATCATAATTAGCGTATGTTTGTAAAATTTTCTGAAAATCATTCAAATCAAATTTACCATTTATCTTGTAATAAAAAATATTTCCGCTGCGATAATATTCTCTAAAATATTGATCTTTAACTTTCCACATTTTTACATACTTCATCCATTTGTGGAAAAAGTCTTTAGCCTTTTGACTTCCACCTTCTAAATATATTTCAGCATTTGAAAATTCAGACATAATATCTACCGCATTTCTAAAAATAGCAACATTAGCATATGCTTTTTGACATAATTCAATAGCATCTCTAATATTGTATCCATTAACCGACATCTCAAATGGCAACAAACCCTCTCTGATATTTGCGTATTTATATATTTTTGGCCCCACATAAGCCAAATTTCTTCTCATGCTGGTAGAGTCGCCCATTCCAGTTCTTTCGTAAGACGCTTTTGCCTCAAAAGAATAAAAAGGCTCACCGACAAAAGATGGTTCAGAAGAATTTTCTTTTAAAATATCTTCCAATGGAGCTTTTTGATCAGAATTACCAGTAGAAAATTGATTCCAATAATCGGATCTTTTCGTGTATTTGCGACTCATAATATATAATAGTTACACATAGTTACTTTCAAAGTGACTTTTTAACTTTTTAAGCAATAAACATTGGTGTAAAAGTTTCCATTGTATCTTCGACGTGAGTATTTTGAATATCAAAATATATTTTACAGGCCCAATTGCCTAAAACCAAAGCAGAATAACTGTCTTTTCTTGGTTTATCGGGACCAGTTTTTCTTTTTAGATTCGGAGGCAAATCAAAATTTTGCGCTCCCTGAGCAGAAGTTGTTATTTGTATGAGAGCGCATTCTGTTTTTGTTAACAATATCATATCTGATAAATGCTCTACAAAATCAATCATTCTTGATTCTTCGCTCTCTTTTTCTGAGTCGGCGACATTTTGATATTTTAAATCTATAATTCCTATGTGTTTTTTAATTTGAGATCTAAAATTATCATCTATAGCTCTACTTCCAAAGTATATTCTTCTATGATCAAAGTTTGCCTGTAGCAATTCATTTGCATTTCTTATCCAACTGGAAGTAGGTTTTCTCAAAATAACATATTTATAATCAGTTTTATTATATTCCATTTTGGCGGAAATAATATTTTGAGTATATTCTTCTGGCCTCTCGAACTCAGTTAAAATTGATTTTAATTCAATTTTTTCATTTTTAAAAAGTTCGCTTTCATTACAAGAATTCATAAATTGAACGCCTCCGTTATAATCCATACAGATAGCGACAACATTAAAATTCTTTAATACATAAAGAAAATACTTAATATGATCTTTTAAAGAAGATCCAGAAAGAGCATAAGAATGAACAAGAGTAGACATTTGTTTTTCCTTATTTAATTTCAATACTTGAATAGCAAAATCGTCAGAAGATTCAGTTTCTGACCAAGAAGGGTCAACAGAAACAATATATTCATCTTCGGCAGATCCAATAACTTCAACAGAAGGTTGCTCGCCATCTGGAACAGTGCATAACGCCATTTTTGATATTTTAAAATATCCAGAACTATCATCAGTAAATTGCGCGCCAAATTCTCGCATAAACTGTGATTCACTCATTGTTGATTTTGCTTGATTTATAAGATTTTGATCATAAAGCTGCATTGGCGCACAATCGTAAGACAATTGCATGACGCAGCGCTTTGTTTTTTCTCCCCTTTTGGGATTAAAAATTAAGTTATCATATTGTTCGTATAATTTGTATAAAT